GCTTGTTTGTCCCACCAATCTCATACCAACTTCAATTCTTCCTGCAAAAACACCCTGCGTTTCCTCTGCAAGAGAGAAAGTATCAACATTCAGTATACTAGAAGATGTACTATATGATGGAGACAAGTTCTGGGTTCTGTCATATGGATTTATTGTATAAACCGATGTTGGATTATTAAAAGGTCCAGTTTTATGATTTTGATTAGCAACTCTAAAAGTAATTGAAGCTTGTGCAGAAGAAACAGCACTATTGATAGATCCTTTTACAGTTTCACCTGGAATAAATGCTAATGAAGAACCATTGGTGGTTAAGTTTTCATCAACTGCAATTTCAATAAGTTTAGGTATAAAATCAACTCCACTATTTCCATCTAAGAATTGATAATATCTAGTATTTGGTTTTAAGTTTGATGCTCTGAATTCAACATTTCTAGATCTCATAAACTCTTCGTTTATGGTGTCTATTAGATCATTCGATTCAGTTTCTGTAGTGAAACTTCCAGCATCTCTAGATTCTACCGACGTAGTTGTAAATGTTCTACTACGTCTAAACCATGGCCATCCCCACCAACCCCATCTCCATCTAAGGAATATCCACTGCCATAAATTAACTCTTCTAGTTTCAATAACAGTTTCCTCTCTTGTTCTAACTAGAGAAGTTGTTTGGGTAATTATTTGATTTGGAAGTTGGACAGTTCTTATCCAAGTATCTGAACTTGGAGTCAATGTGAGTGTTCCACTATATTCTACAACGTGGAATGGATTAACGTTTTCTACTCTAGTTGCTATAGGTTGTTCAATCCATCCAACTTCACGATAATTTAAGGTCACTGTTCTGCCAGTTTTTTTAACATTAGAATCTAATAGATCATAATTTTCGGATAAATCTATTTCTTCATCGGTTCTAAAAATTGATGGCGCTAACTGACATCTAAAACTATTTCTGGCAGTAATAGGTTTTAGTTCAGAGTTAGATACTTCACATTCAGCGATACCAAAATTTACGAGTTGTCCATTATCAAAATCATCTACAAAAAATCCAGTTTTGAATCTATTAAGTCCTTGAGCATCTTGAATTTGGAGAGACTGTGTACTAAGTTCTAATAAACTTAGAGCAGTCGTTTCTTCTAATCTTTGAATTCTATTTTCGAGACCACCAATGTCTCTCATTGTATATCTTCGATTATCAGTTAGGTTAATCAAAGCATTTGATGGATTATATAAGTATGGTGGTAATGATATTGTAGCAATATTCATTACTTCTTTTGGTTTTGATGGTGCCTCTGGGTTGAGTGACGAAACACCTTTTTCTAAAGAAATAGTACCAAATTTATCAACATAAACTCTATCAACTCTACCTAAGTAGAATGAATAACTAACTACAGAACTTTCATTTGGAGCAATGATATATTTGGGATCATCTACAAAAGATCTTTGAGAAAAATCAAATGGAGATGCGCTAGTACTAGTAAATGGAGATACTCTAGGTCTAAAATCTAAAATATCTGAAGCTCTTACTTGTCTAGAACCAACGTTTGGAATGTCCTCCAAATACCTTTCCTCATCATAACTCAAAACGGTAAATACATCACCATTATCATTTGACGGTACTTGATATCTATCAAAAACTACTAAAAGACGTTTTGATGGTATTGTGGAAGTTTTATTTCTATTAATACGAGAGTAGTCGAGATATTGATCTCTTTGACCCTTATCAAGATTAAAATTGTTGGTTAAGTCAATATATTCTCCTAAAATAATATCCGTAATATTGGTACTAATATTAGATTCACTAAATGTTACCGACTCATTAGTCTGGAATCTTTGTGAGTTTAAATATATAATACTCAATGTATTGGAAGATAATTTTTGAACCACTCTTGCTATTGCACCGCTAGTAGAACCAATGATATTCTCACCTACAATAGCACTCACATCAACATTAGCTGAAGATAGAAAAACTAATTTATCCAAAACTGGGTTAGATGTATTATATGATTCATAAACTGCCAAAATTCTAGATACATCTGGGTAATTTAGACAAATTGATTCGTCCTGAACTCTAGTTCCAAAATAAGGGCTGTAAGTTAGTCCATCATTTAAACTTTCGTTTGAAGTTATTCCTGAACCAACACTTTTGGATTTGTTTATATAAATTAATTCACTTCTCTTATATTCTTTAACTTTACTTTGAACATTAACTTTTTTAGCAGTAACATTTACTACTACATTTGTTTCTGATGTTTTAAGTCCATTGACTGTAACGGTTGTTCCAGTAGTACTGAATTGATCAGAAGTTATTCTTGCCTGACTTCCATCAGAATAATGAATAGAGTAACGATCTTCATCAAAAGACTCAAAAAATGCACTAGAAATTCCAGTTGCAGATATATCAAAAGTCAACACCCCAGAACCATTAGTGGACTGCGAAGTAATTTGTTCCGATAGAATTAATTGGGAATCATTGAGGTCAATTGAAGCAACATTTGTTGAAGGTAATATTGAATATAATGAAGATTTTTCTGGACTAGTTATTTCAGCATTTCCTATAAAAATAGGTACATTTATAGTTGATGCTGGAAGAGATTCCACACAAACACCATTCACTGCCGCAGACAATGCAGAAACTGTTATCGAAAGACCGCTGGAAGCGACTGAAGAAACTCTGTTGTATGTTTCTGTTGATAGTCCAGGGTTTTGATATCTAATGATTGAATCAACCTTAATATTAGTAAAAACTCTACCAGGACTAGTAATTACTCCTCCACTAGTTATGGATACATTATCACCTAAAGTGAATCCAGGAGGAAGAGTTTTGTTTAAAATTGTATCTGCAGCAAACCCTACAGGATAACCACTACTGTTTGCTTGATATAAAGATTTTATTTCATCCGTACTATATGATAGAACCGCAGTTAAAGTTCTTGTATTATTTTCATTATCATCGATAATGATTTCTTCATTTACTATAAATTGTCCAGTTATTTGTCTAACAGTAATTGATGTAGATGTTCCACCAGAAACAACAAATCCAGTTGCACCACTACTCTTGCCTCTTACAAAAGATGTAGTATTTGTTGTAACTGATCTAGAAACTGTAAGTGTTGTGTAAAGTAAAAGATCATAAAGATATACATCCCATTCTGTGGATGGACTATTATAAGCAGCATCCACAAGATTATATGTGTATATTCTTGCAACTCCAATTAATTCTTCAGTTGGCGCAAAAGACCCATCTAATCTTCCTCGATAAAGAGAAACTTCTGCTTTCTGTTTTGGTGCACCATAAAAATTATTGACTCTAATTCTATTACCCATCTCAAAAGAGATGTTAGAAGTATTTGTCTGAGTATCTCTTGGTTTTTCTACATCTAGAATAGTTGTTCCTTGACTTTCTACATCATATCCCCTAACGTAAGCTTTTCCTGGAGATATTTTTATTGATAAAAGGTCTTCTGATGGCGTATTTCCCTGCTCAGTTTTTTCATTTTCAAAGAAAAACCCATTATTACCTAAGCGATTATTTAATGAATTTCCAACGGTTACTTCATATGGATCTACCGCGTAATCTCCAGATTCATCATAAGTTCTTTTTGCAAGATAATCTCTGATAATTGAATACTGAGTTTGTTCTGTAATTTTTTTAATCTGACCTTCTTGAACTCTCATAAGTTCAATAAAATCAGTATCATTTAGATCATCAATAGACTTTTTAGATAATCTTACAGAAATTTTGAATCTATCTGCTCCTGGTGCAGCAAAATTATTAAAACCCTTTGCATTATCATACAAAGATTGATCATCTTTTGCTGTTATAATTTCCTCATTTACAATAAATCCGATTCTATATGTGGGTAAATTCTCATAAGGATCTAAAAGTATTGTTTCTTTTTCTACTCTAACAAAATTACCGCGTATAAAATAAATTCCGTTATCTACAGAAACTGCGGATCCTATAGAAGTTGGATCATCATTTATAACAGTAGCAAATGGTGTTCCAGCATTAATAGTAGTGTTTCCATATGTAATATTTTCATTGGCAAATAATTCTTCACCTGCAGTGAATGGATTAAAAACATTATCATTATCAGAATCAATATATTTTACATAAAGAGTAACATCTTGTATCTCGTTACCGTCTGGATATGCAATATAAACTAGATTCGCAGTTACGCCAGATGTCTGACCTACAATATTTTTACCTAAAAATTGATCAAGGTAAAGTTGTACAGGAACGCCAAAATTAGAAGAATTTATCTTTACGGAATAAAATTGAGAATCAAAAGTAAGAGCACCTGGTATAACCATTGCCCCTTCTTTGAATATATGACTACCAAATGACTCAATTTGATTTTGGAGAATTGACTGCAATGTAGTCAGTTCTCTTGCCTGAATTGGTCTACCTGGATTGAATAATACTTTGTAAAAATTCTTGGTAGAATCAAAATCATCAAAATATGGATTTACATTTAAATTTGTTTTTTGAGCCATTTTTTAAAATTCCAGGATAATTTTAACGTCTTCTTTTTGCCTTAGGTTTCTAGAAATCAAAGGTCTATTATCGATATAAATTATATCTCCAGACTCTTTATTTATCTCTGGATTGGAAAGACCTCCATCAAAAGTAACACCTAAAAATATGGTTTCATTATCTATAGTTACAAAATTTTCATTAAATGCTTGATCTATACTGCCAGAGAAACCAGGGGAAGTTACTGGGTTGCTTGACGATTCAAATGGTAGAGTCTGCCCAATACTACTAATACCTACATAATCTCTCTGGTCATATGTAACATTATTATAATATAATGAACGATCTTGAAAATATTTTAAAACCTTTGTTTTATCATCCCAAGACGCTACATAACCAAAAGCTGTTTTATTTCCAGACACGGATTGTTTTACAATATCCCCAATTTGAGGGGGAGATCCAGATATCGTTGAAAACTTAATAGAATATAGAGAACTAAATTCATTGTCAGTAAAGATAGTATCAGAATTATACGAGGTTGGATTTTTAACTATTCCTATTTGGGCAAAACTAGTATCTATTGGAAAATCTTTAGTAGAATCATCAAATCTAGCATAGACTAGTATTCTATCTGTCCCAAGTTCTTTGTAGAGATCAAATCCGTGCCCTTTAGATGGTGGTATAATTGGTATAAGATGTGCAGGATTATCTAATGATGTAGTTCCTGGTTGTAAAACACTAAGATCTACCAAACCATAACTATAATTTTTTCCTCCAGAAGAAACTCTGACATCAATAATTTCTCCACTATCATTTACATCAACAATCGCTGTTCCATTTTCACCATCACCCAAAATGTTTACGGCATTTCCAAGACCTGGAGAATAATCCGATCCTCTATTTTCAATATAGATTTTTTTAATTTGATTTTCGTTTATTGTCGAATTTCCACTATCTCTTATTGAAGAAATTAATGGATCTGTACTAGTAAACCAATCATTTGGAACTGCAATATATTCGGTAGAATCAAATTTTATGATATCTGATGGAGAAACTGTAAATAAGTATTTCCACAAATAACCATCACCACTTTCACCAGCTCTTGTCGGTTCTAAATCTATAAAAGTTGGTTCATCTTGTGAAACATTACCCTGAACATTATCGCCAGAAGAACCATTATCAATGCATATATAAACTCTAAAATCTGAATTTATAACATAATAATTTGCATCGTATAAACGTGCTTGTTGTGTTATTGGAGAAAGATTATCTGCACTATAATCGTGCCTATACATTTCATATCTAGCACCCCTTGTCCATGTAACTCTTCTTATCAATCTACGAACGTTAGAACTAGTTATTTTTTTACCAAATAACATAGTATTTTTATAATGATTTTCAAAAGAAAAATTATCAGTTGGGTTTAGTGGATTTTGATTATAGTTATCTAAAGTTGTTCCAGTTCTTCCAAATCCAATTGTTGCTGGTGCTGGATTTGGAAGACCTAAAAATACATAATAAGAATTGGATGGACTTTCAACCGATTCTATAAAATTACTTGTATTTAAAATTCTAAATTGGTCGGTAACAATTGCTGACATATTGTTGGACTTTTTTCTATATTTATATTACATTATGATAAAACCTTTGAAACCGCACCAGTATCTCTCAAACCATATCCTCTTCTCTGTAATGATGGGTATGTTGATATCCCAGAAGAAGATGTTTTTCCAGTAACTGCAATTGCAACAGAATTGGATCTAGTTACATTTGTTATTTTACCCCAAGAGAATTTGCCAATATTTGTTCCAGTACTACTCAATCCAATAGTAGAAGTTGTTGATCTAATATTACAAGTAATAATTCCTGCTGCATTATTTACAAAGTGTACATAGTAGACGTTATCAACAGAATGAGTACCA